TTACCGACTATGAGGCTGACAAGATCATTGAGGTTCTTGGCCCTGAGGTTGCTTTTGGCATGATCAAGGCTGGCAAGGATCGGCAGGTGTTGGATTGGTAGACTTTCGCTACAAGCCTGACGGTGAGGTTCTCAAGCAGTTCATGCGCGATGAGACGTTCTTTCGTGGCATTCGTGGTCCTGTTGGTAGTGGCAAGTCGGTTGCTTGCTGCGTTGAGGTGTTCCGCAGGGCTCTGGCGCAAGAGAAGAATGAGGATGGTAAGCGAAGAAGCCGGTGGGCAATTATTCGTAATACCAATCCGCAGCTGAGAACGACAACGATCAAGACTTGGTTGGATTGGTTTCCTGAGAATGACTGGGGCAAGTTCACTTGGTCGGTGCCTTACACCCACCACATCAAGAAGGGTGAGCTTGACCTTGAGGTGATCTTCTTGGCCCTTGATCGCCCTGAGGATGTAAAGAAGCTGCTGTCTTTGGAATTGACTGGCATCTGGATCAACGAAGCTAGGGAGATACCAAAGAGCATTATCGACGCTTGTACGATGCGTGTTGGTCGCTTTCCTTCTATGCGAGAGGGAGGCCCTAGCTGGACCGGCGTCATTGCGGATACGAACGCACCTGAGGAAGATCACTGGTGGCCGATCATGGCTGGTGAGGTTCCGATCCCTGATCACATTCCGCGAGAGCAAGCAAAGATGCTGGTGAAGCCTGACAACTGGCGCTTCTTCACTCAGCCTGCCGGGATGGTTGAGGTCAAGAATGGCGACAATGAGATTGAGGGGTACGAGCCGAACAAGGCCGCTGAGAATCAGCGCAACATGATGAAGTCGTATTACCCGAACCTGATTCAAGGTAAGACGAAGTCATGGATTGATGTGTACGTGATGAACCGACTTGGCATGATTCAGGATGGCAAGCCGGTGTATCCTGAGTTCTCTGCGCCTGCACACATCGCTGAGGAGGAGGTTCCGATTGCGGCGAACATGCCGGTTTATGTTGGGCTCGACTTTGGCCTCACGCCTTCTGCGGTCTTTGGTCAAAAGATCAGAGGGCGCTGGCTAATACAGGCTGAGATCGTTGCTGTTGATATGGGGATCGTTAGGTTTGCTGAGGTGTTGAGGAACGAGCTGGCTACTCGTTTCCATGCTTGCTCTGACACAATCATCTATGGCGATCCCGCTGGTGACTTCCGTGCACAGACTGATGAGTCTACGCCGTTTCAGATTCTTCGCGGCGCTGGCCTTAGGGCATTCCCTGCGCCGTCCAACTCTGTTGATCTTAGGCTTGAGTCGGTCTCTTCTCAGCTGAGCAAGATGCACGAAGGCAAGCCTGCGTTTCTGATTGACCGCCGTTGTTCTATGCTGATCAAAGGCTTTGAGGGCGGCTACTCTTACAAGAGAATGGAGGTTAGCGGAGAGCGATACGCTGACAAGCCAGACAAGAACATGTTTTCTCATGTGCACGATGCACTGCAATACATGATGCTTGGCGCTGGTGAGGGTAGGGCGCTGTTGAATAGTCAGAAGCCAGCTACGCCAACTGTTGCCAAGCGCGACTTCGATGTGTTTGCGCGCAAGCCGAAGCAGAAGAAGGAATCGCTTTGGCAAAGATTGTCGCGTTAGCGCAAGTTATGGTTTATGTTTCTGCAAAAGCTATGGAGGCTATCATGTGTTTTGGACCATCTGCTGCTGAGCGTGAAGCTGCTCGTGCACAAAGGGAAGCTGCTGAGCAAGAAAAGCGTCAGCAAATCGAAGAACGAGCTCAGTCCAAGAGAGAAGATATCTCGGATGCTCTGAGCGCATCGGCTGAGCGCCGTGGCCGCGCTGGCGGTGCCGGTCGCCGCTCTCTCTTCACTTCTCCGTCTGGTGGAGCTGGCTATGCAAGCAGGTTCTAAGGCTGCCAAGTATTACTTGGAGCGATATAACAAAGCCAAGGCTCACCGAGAGAATTGGGTTCCGCTGTTTGAGGAGTGCTATGAGTATGCGCTTCCTCAGCGTGAGTCGTTCTACTATGAGACGCCGGGTCAACGGCGAGATCAGCGTATCTTCGATGAGTCTGCTGTAGTCGGGGTGCAAGAGTTTGCATCTCGTTTGCAGTCCGGCCTTGTGCCAAACTTTGCGCGATGGGCTGACCTGACTTCTGGCTCTGAGGTTCCACCGGATCAGAGAGACGGCATCGACAATGCGCTTGATGAAGTCACTGACTATGTGTTTGAGGTGATCCAGAACTCAAACTTTGGTCAGGAAGTGCATGAGTCATTCATGGACTTGGCTGTTGGGACTGGCGTCTTGGCTGTAGAGGAGGGGGATTCTATCAATCCGATTGTCTTCTCTGCCATTCCGCTTCCGCATGTCGTCCTCGACACTGGCCCTGATGACAAGATCGACCACGTTTACCGTGAGCGAAAGCATATTCGATACGATCAGATTCATATTCTCTATCCGAAAGCAGAGCTTCCAGAGAAGGTGAAGGCAAAAGTTACATCGAACGACACAACCAATATCCTTGAGGTTGTGTGCCGAGACTACTCGGTGAAGAACGAAGAGGCATACAAGAGCTACGCAATCTGCATGACGACTGAGAGCGTCCTGTATGAGCGGACCATGCGCGGCATTGGCTCCAATCCTTTTGTTTGCTTTCGTTGGAGCAAGTGTGCTGGTGAGGTTTACGGACGCGGCCCGCTTCTCAATGCCCTGTCTGCAATCAAGACAACCAACCTGACTGTTGAGTTGATCCTTGAGAACGCGCAAATGTCGATCTCTGGCATCTATCAGATGGAAGATGACGGCGTGATCAACCCAGACACGATCCAGCTTGTGCCGGGTTCAATCATTCCGAAAGCAATGGGCAGTCAGGGTTTGCAGCCAATCAATGCTGCCGGTCGGTTTGACGTTGCTCAGCTGATTCTCAGCGATATGCGGCTCAACATTAAGCGCGCACTTTACAACGACATGCTTGGCGATCCTGACAAAACGCCCGCGACTGCGACCGAAATTGCAGAGAGGATGGCCGATCTGTCCCGTCGCATTGGCTCTGCGTTTGGTCGTTTGCAGGTTGAGCTCGTGCAGCCCGTACTTCAAAGGGTGATCTATATCCTGAAGAAGCAGGGCCGCATTGATCTTCCTACAGTCAATGGCAGAGAGGTCAAGATACGTTCCGTCTCCCCGCTTGCTCAGGCTCAGGCCAATCAGGATATCTCTTCGATTGCGCGTTACTTGCAACTTATTGGTGGCACCTTTGGCCCGGAAATGCTGAACCTACTCATTGATCAAGAGAAGACTTCTGTCGAGCTTGCCAAGAAGTTTGGTGTTCCTGAGAGCTTGATTCGGGACGAGCAACAGCGTAATCAGCTAATTGCAGCAATGCAACAAATGCAGCAGCAGCAAGGAGCCCAACTTGCCACCCAAGGCTAACATTGGAATTGATGGCTTTCAGCGTTCCAAGGCTGAGGATGATCGAATCAGTCAGAACATTGCTGAAGTGTTTAGCAGTCCAACCGGGGCTGAGGTTCTTCGCTACTTGCGTTCGGTGACTATTGAGATGGTCAGCGGACCGGCTGTTACTACAAATGAATTGATGCACATGGAAGGTCAGCGATATCTCGTTGGCCTTCTTGAACGTCGAATCGCGCATGGACGCAGGAGTAAGAACAATGGCTGATAGCCTGATTGATTCCGCAGCACCGGAGCAACCTGAAGCCCCGGAGCAACCGGAAACCCAAGAGCGTGACTTCAAGGTTGCCGAGGATGAAGCGCCTCAGCGACCGGAGTGGCTTCCCGAAAAGTACAAGTCGCCTGAGGATTTGGCCAAGGCATACAAAGAGCTTGAGTCAAAGATTGGTCAGCGCGAGGAAACTCTGCGCGAACAGATCGTCAAGGAGCTTGAAGAGAAGGCATACGAAGGTCGTCCTGAGTCCAGCGGCGATTACAAGTTGCCTGAGTATGTCGATGAGTCGATGGCCGTTGACAACGATCTTCTCAAGTGGTGGTCAGATCATGCCTTTGAGAATGGCTTTTCTCAGGAAGAGTTTGAGCGCGGCATCGAGATGTATGCCAATGCCAATCAGGCTTCTCAGCCTGACCTTGAAGCTGAGGCAAAGAAGCTCGGGGACAACGCGAATGATCGCATTCAGGCTGCGAACATGTTTGCCAACAAGTTCTTCCCGCAGGATGCTTTGCCTGCAATCGCGCGAATGTGCGAAAGCCATGAGGGCATCATTGCGCTTGAGGCCATCATGGAGGCTGTTCGTGATGGTGGTTATAGCGAAAGCAGCGGCGCACCGGGCGGCGTAACTGAGGACTCATTGCGCGAGATGATGCAGGATGAGCGTTACTGGAACCCGGCAAAGCGAGACTCTGGTTACATCAAGCAGGTGAACGACGGGTTTGCCAAGCTCTATGGGTAAGCCTGTTCTCAAGAGCCGTGGCCTTTTGCTTGAGCCGATTACCGTTCGGCATGTTGATCTCTTCATGGCTGACATATCTGTCGAGACAGCCATTGAGTTTGATCGGGTTTACAATGTTGAGCCGCTTCAAGCCCTGCTTGATTTGGTTGGCGTTGAAGGTCAGTACGCTGTCACAAGAAATGGCAGCGTTCTTTGCCTCACTGGCATTTGGGAAGAGGATGAAGGCGGCCTTATGTGGGCCGTCTTTACCAATGAGATGAAGCGCAACTTTGTTCGCTTTGCCAGAGCATCCACTGATCTCATTGACTTCTACATGATGGGTAAGGATTTCTTGGCCTGCGATGTTTGGGTCAAGAGCGGCATGATCATGCAATGGCTGGCGATGTTGGACTTCAAGCCTCACTCTGAATACTGGCGCAATGAAGAGCGGCTAATTCGTTTCTGTTGCAATGAACGGAACATTGATTTACCTTCCGAGCAACGGCCCGTAATTCACTGAGCGGCCCCTTACCGAAGGGACACCCGCGTTGAAGATGAAAGGCGGACACCCGGAGATCAACTTCAACAAGGACCGCTAAAATGGCTAACACTATCGACCAAGCCTTTATCAAGCAGTTCGAGACCGAAGTTCACATGGCGTATCAGCGCATGGGCTCCAAGCTCCGCAACACTGTTCGCTCTTCCAATGTGACTGGCTCGACTGCGCGATTCCAGAAAATCGGCACTGGCTCTGCCACTACCAAGTCCCGCAATGGCAATGTCACTCCCATGGAGCTGACCCACAGCTACGTCGAAGTCACGATGGCTGACTACTATGCAGCCGAATACATCGACAAGCTGGATGAGCTGAAGATCAACATCAACGAGCGTCAAGCTGTTGCACAGTCGGCTGCTGCCGCTCTGGGCCGCAAGACCGATGAA